GGTAACATGCCACCAGGTGGGAGTTTATCAATAACATTTTTTGCTCTTTTAACTACCGTACCAGCACCAGCCGTTGCTAGTGTATCTACTACTTCACCACCTGCAAATGAACCGATTCGTGGATCAACACCAAGATTTTCAGCAAGATCACCAAAACCTTCTTCAGCAGCCGATCGCACATTTTTGTAAGTACGGTAAACCATACCGCCTACACCTTGGTCTTCGCTCATAACTTGATCAATAGTTCTTACAGCACCACCAAGAAACTGCAAACCAGTACGAAGGATAGGTACTTTAGAAATTTGTTCAACACCAGATTCAACAACATCTTCAACAGTGTCAACAAATTCGGTACCAATCATTGGACCTTTTTGAATCCTGTTGTATTCAGCTAAATCAGCTTCATAAGCATCAGTACCTTCTTGTGAATTAGGATAATTTAAAATGTTTGGTTCCATTTAAGCAATATGCTCCATAAGAATTTTTTCACGGAGCCTATTAACTCCAAATTTGCCCCTCATCCAATCCAGGACATGGGTACTTCCTTTCTCCTGATTACAACGGGTGCAAGCGCATACAACATTCGTTGCGACATCCTGCCCACCGCGAGCCCTAGGATGAACATGATCGATAGATAACTGACTAAGGTCATAAGTTTTTCCGCAATAAATACATGTATGGTCAAAGTGTTCCTTAATAGAGCGCCTCCACAGGCGCTTGGCTTCTGGAGAGGTCATAGCTATTAAGTTGTAGAGGTAGTGATCAGGAGTTGGAAGTAACGGGGTCATGCTCGGCCTTTACGTGCTCGGTTTTTAGATGCTTTTTCAAGGAATGTTTTACCATTCTTTTTGTGTGATACATCTTTACCGTCACCGTTGCCATAGGTTCCCCGTTTTCTGTTTTCTTTATTTAGTGCAGCTCGTTTTTTGATCTGCATTGAATTTGAGTCGTACTTTTTTTGGTACGTTTTATAGTTACCGTTGGCGTATTTAGCGCCACTATACTTAGAGCTTCGTGCCATAAAGTTTCCGCTGTACAATTTCAGGATTAACAGTAGGCATTACTGCTGCAAGTCTATCAAGTGGGTTACCATCAAAGGCAACACCACTGATGTCATTTGTTTTTAGCCAATCACAAGCTGCTTTTAGGTCTTGAGTTGTAGCCTCACCCGATTTAATACGGGCAAGGAACTCTTTAGTAACTAAATTATGCAGCTCGTTAAACTGGTCTTCAGTCGCTTTCTTTTTCGACATTAGTTACTTCCGCTGTTTTTTTAGTACGGGTAGATTTAACTACATAACGAGTCTCACCAGGCTCGTTGTACATCCTGCCAAGCTGCTTTTCAGCGTCAGCTTTTTTAGTATAATCACTAAGGACAAGATCAGTATAAGTATCTACAAGTTGATAAGACATAATTAAGAGTTTCTAAGTACTATTTGATCTAGTTTGTTTTCAATACGTACCATATGATCTTCCATACGACTAAGTAGCTCAGATAACTCTGCTTTTCTAACATAATCAGTAGCAACAGTTAGTTCTATACCATCCAGTCGTCGATCCAATGCACTGATACGTTCATGCACACTGTTTATTCGGTTGTGTAATCGATTATTTAGAGTAGCTCCAGCTGTAACTACTGCTACAACAGAAGTTATCAGAGCTTCAATCATTTGTTAATGATACAATTGGTACAATGTCATTACATAGTACTTCAACACGTGAACCAGGTCTAAAAGTAAACCCAGTTTTCATAATTTCAGTACATTTTAAAGCCCGAACAAGTTCGTAATCAAGACGCATCTTTTGTTCGTGTTTACGTGCAATAGATTTGCAAGTTTCAATCATGCCACCATCTAGTGGTACTGAGAAATTTAGCTGTACGCCGTAGTTATTGCTCCGTACGTAGCTAGTACTATCGTAAGGGATAGTATCATTGCCCATATAAAAGGGCGAGAATTGCATGGTGGTTCCATTACAACTATTATTACCTGCAAAGTATTGCCGAGACGGTGCACCATTGTTTTGGAATTGCACCGCCTGATTGGTCACATTACCTGTAGCTGCTGCCACAGGAGATGATGTATTTTTAACTGTCGGTTCTACGTTTGCGTAAGTAGGACTTACTGAGAGAAGACCGATAAGGAAGTAGTAACAGTACTTTGTTCGATGGTTTCTGTTACCAGACTTTCTTGAATTAAACCAGCGTCTCGGGTCACAATCTCTAGTTGAAATTGTTCGCCAGCATTGGTTACTGAATAGGTTGTAGCGGTGTCCGCAATGTCCCCGCTTGGTGTTACGTTTGTTCCAGACCATGATGAATAATCACCACCATATATTTCAGTCTCAATGGTTCTATCTATGTCAATCGTGGTGGTTGTCGTTGACTGCATTGAACCTTGAGTAAAATTAGGAGTAACTTGAGCTGATACTGGACTAGCTAAAAACAATAAAAGTAGTAAACGTTTCATTCTTCTTTCTTTTTAGAATCAGGAGATTTGTTATTTGATTTATTATTAGATGTAGACAGGCCAAAAGTTGCAAGTGCTCCAGTAAACACTGAGGCTACAAAAGTTATGTCCCCACCACTCTGACCTTTTTTGATCATAGGTAGCTCAACATAATTAAGTGTGATAATAAAACCACTCCAGATTACAACGCCCAAACGGACAAATGTACCTAAAATCTGGAGCTCATCCTCAGTGTTTTCCTTAACCTTAGCTAGGAAATTTTTGGGTTTCCCTTCGGTTTCTTCTTTTTTAATTTGCTCCATGCTGTTTTAATAATAGGTTTAAATAGTGTAACTAGATATTTAAATAATGATTGACCTATTAATGTAGCACCTACAGAGATAAACGCTGTAGTAGCTGCAGTAGTCATAATCGTAGTTGTAGGCATTGGAACTTCAATGTCCGTAAATGGGATCTCTACGATCTGAGCTTCAGGTGGAGTTATAGGTTGTGGTTTAGCAGTAGTTGGAGTTTTTGTCTCTGTTTCAGGAGCAGGATCAGTGTTAATACCCTCTACTCCTGGCGGCGGTCTAAGCGTGTTAGGAGGTACCACCAGCGGCCTGTAAGATGGCACATCTGCTTGTGGTACCTCTAGTATAGGTATAGGTAAATTAGGAGCCGCAGGAAGATTTAGAGAGGGTAGTTTAGGTGGGTTTGCCCACTCCATTACTTAGTACTAAATAGACCACGTTCGATGAAGTCCACTGCTGTATCATCTACGGTATTGTCTGTTGTAGAAGCCAACTTCCGTAGCAGGTCAATAATTAATCGTTTGACCTTTGGAGATTGGATAAAAGAGAACAGGATTGGACGGATAAGAGTAATCATGATTTAAATTAAGATGGTTTAGTAGGCCAAGTCATAGTGTGTGGAAAACCTTCAGCAGAGCTAATGTCTCGTAGTTCTTGGCGATACGTTTTTATAGCTGCAGGAATATTGGTAGATGTTTCCTTTGCTTTAGTTACAACCCAATCTGTCTCAGCAAGTAACTTGTCACGCTGAGTACGGACTAATGCTGCTACTTGTGTATCAATACGAGTACGGTATGCAGCTTCTTGCTCAGAAGCAGTATCACCACCTTCAATATCAGTAAAGATTGGACCAGCGATAAACTTAGTAAACCACTGTCCACTAATCTCCTCAACCCCATTACGGGTGCTGACACCATAAGGTGCAGTAACAGTTGCTTGTGCACCATTTAGTACAGCGTCATAGCCATAACTATCAAGGATTTCAGTTGTAATTTGCTTAGGAAAGCTTGTATTTGGTTGTGAGGCTTTGAATTGACTAACAGTAGTCAGCTCACCATTTGATCGTTTTCTAATTTCCATAGTCAGTTATTTAAGCGATGGCGAGGAAGATGTAAGTACCGCCACTAGCATTTAAGCCGGTTGGAGCGGAACTCGTAACGGTAAATCCAGAACTTAATGGGTCAATGTAATCAGTGTTTGTTACTTCCCCTGCGGGATCGTTAAGAAGCAGGTACGGGTCATTGCCACTGACAATGCCTCGCGCTGTGTCGTAAACGTACCAATCGCTAGAAACATCAGTACGTTTAATAAAAACAAATTTTGCCCCTGCACTAAAACCACAGTTGACGTTAACATCGTTACCTGTTCCTGCATACGTTCCACAAAAAACAATACTTTCATCGCCGCCCGTGCCAAACACTGGAGAGGCGTGAGCGAAAACATAGGCAACGTAACTTCTACCATTGTCTGATGTATTTATGTCTTCTTGATTGCCAACAGTAAAATGTGTTGAGGTTGGATCCGTATTGTTCCAATAAGCAGAGCTTGCATCTTTGACTGCTGAACCGTTGTCCAATCTAATTGCTGTTGTGTTACCCAAAGAACGGTGGTAACACATCCATCCAGTGCCGCCAGTGCCAGGGACATAGCTTTTTATCAGTATGAACCCAGGAGCACTTTCTAAATTGTGAGCAATCTGTCTTCCTGACACAGAATTTCCTGTCCACTCACATATATCGAAAAAACCAGGCGCTTTTCTAAATGTCCAAGAAACATATGTCCCAGTAGCTCCACTTGCGTTAACTGTAGTTCCAGATCCTAAAGTAAAGCCATCGTTATTAAAGGCTGTTAAGTCTGCAGAGGCTGTTGCTTCAGGGTTGTTTGAATTTGTAGAGAGTCTTTTTGTTGCGCCGCGTTCTGTGTCAAAAAGAGCATTTGATTCAGAAGCACCTCTTCTTTTGATCCAAACCAGTCCACCTTCACTGCTCAACTTAATACTGTTAGTAATTGTCTTTGCGGCGGCTGTTCCGCTATACAAAGATGTGCTAAAAACATCATCAACAGTTAATGGTGCATCACCGCCTGCACCTGCTGCAGCTAATACAGCTTGTTGTGTAATTGGATCCATATCAGTTCACATAATCAGCAAGAGCAGCACCGCGATACCGTGTGCCACCATCATCGGTGACAAAGACAAAGAGGTGGGTTTTACCAGTGGTAAGAGTAGGTGCAGTATCAGCAGGAAACTTAACACTTGCAGGCCAAGTTACCGTACCACTACTATGCGTAATCTTTAAAGTAAAAGAACCTACTGTTCCACTTGCAGGTGGGTTAGAGAAGGTAAAGGTAGAGTTACCACTAATAGTTTTAGTAAAGTAATTACCTGTTGCGAGATCAATATCAAGAGCACCAACGGCTTCTGCAGCTTGCTTATACGGACCATCAATACTAATACCAGCATTCATTGTCTGAAGTGCAGTATATGTATTAGTAGTATCCCGTTTTGCAGTGTCTGCATCATATGCTTGTATTGTTGTACCAATGTCAGCAATACTTGCACCAGCTGGAATTGTAACCGTACCTGTAAATGTAGGACTAGCTAAAGGTGCTTTAGCAGCAATATCTGTGTTAATAGAGTTAGCTAGTTTAGCTGCCGTTACTGCATCATCTGCAATAGTAAGGACTGTTGAACCAGTTACATCACCAGTATGTGTAGCGTTAGTTACCTTTGCTGTGTTAGCTGTTACTGCAGTTTCAAGGTTAGCAATGTTTGGGATAGCTACAGTACCAGTAAAAGTAGGACTAGCAAGATTTGCTTTACCACTAATGTCTGGTTGATTTACCCAACTTAATACACCACTTCCGTTAGTACTTAAAACTTGACTTGAAGTACCATCATCATTAGGTAATGTCAGCGTATAGTCCGCTGCTGCACTATGTGGTGGTCCTTTAATCTTGACACCGTGTGAATTATTTTCACAGTTAAGAGTAATCTGACCTGAACCATTTGTTGCATCACCAGTAACAACTGGGAGGTTCTTTGTTAGATAACGAGTTTCTGAATCATTAGCAAAGTAACTCATAAACACCCAAGTGGATGCTGAGCTGTCATACCTAAGTCTTACTGTTAAACCAGATGCTCCTACAAAGCCACTAGGAAGGCTTGTAAGAGGGCTAAATGACTCAATACCTGTACTGTTACCAATCTCGATGTAATCATTGTTAGAAGGGCTTCCAGGTATTGCTGCTACGTTAGCTATAAGCGTAAATAAAACAGCATTAGACACAGCTGCACTAGCCGCGTTAGCTGTACTAACAGCTGCTGCAGCGTTTGTGTTAGCAGTATTAGCTGTAGTTGTAGCTGATGTTGCATTAGTATTAGCAGTATTCGCTGTTGTAGCAGCACTATTTGCTATATCAATAGCAGAATTAAAACCACCAGAACCATCTGATTCACGTGAGTTATTTAATGCAGTAGTGGCATTTGCATCAGCAGCGTTTGCTGTAGTAACAGCAGCACTGGCATTAGTTGATGCCGTGTTAGCCGTTGTAACTGCACTAGCTGCATTAGTAGATGCTGTAGTAGCTGCTGCACTGGCTGCGTTTGCCGTGGTTACAGCAGCACTAGCGTTGGTAGATGCTGTGTTAGCCGTTGCCACAGTACTGTTAGCCGTAGTCACAGCTGCAGCACTGTTTGTTAATGCTGTATCAGCAGTTGTCTTAGCTGTTGTTGCAGTTGTGTTGGCTGTGGTTACTTCGTTATCAGTCTCTTGCGTAGCAAAATGATTCTGAGTAAAGTTATTGTTTAGGTCTTCAGCCTTAATAGCTGAACCAGGGAAGAATGTAGCATTAAGTGTTGCAATATCCGTATCTCGGAAAATACGAATAGCAACTCCACTAGCTGGTGCTGTGGTGAATGCCAGCGTTGTAGCGTTAGCAAATGTAAATGCAGTTGTAGCAACAGTGTTAAGAGTTACCTTAACATCTGCTTGCTTGATATATTCAAATGTAAAGGAATAATTGGTTGTTGAACCATTTCCTGTAAAAGTATTCGATGTTACAGCCATAACGCTTTGTTAAAAAATTACTTAGAAAACTGTTCCATGTAGTCAAGGAAACGTTGAGCTTCGTCTTGTTTCCCGCTACTAAGTAGATCTGTACTAACTTCCTGGATATAACGCCTACGAGTCATGTCAGAGTGAGTAGGTGAAGCAGCAATTGCTAAATTCATCGCATACCTAAGCTCCTGGTCAATTGCAGTATGAATACCTTCAAACGTGCTTAGATCAGGTTTTAAACCAGCATTAACAGCTTCCATATAACGTTTACGGAAACCCTCAGGACCACCTGGCACACGCTTCATAACACTATCAATACCATCTGCAAACAACTTATCACGTCCCATAATCTGAAGGATATCAGAACGTTCATCATTGGTTAGTTTGACCTTCCTATAGGTGTTCAGGGTAGGACGTGCATCGTATTCAATATCAATCAAGAACTGCTTACGTGGACTAATCTTACCGTTGACCTTCCAAGGCATGTACGTATTCCAAACCCTAGACATAATGTTATCAGGGACACCAACCTCACCACCATCAATATAATCATACTTAGCAGGAAGTTGACCTTTAGTAAGTGGATTGCGGTTACGCATCATATCAAACAGCTCCGTCTCAACTTCCTTAAGACCTGGGTCCATCAGACGTGAGATTTCTGCAAGTTGACTAGAACCTGGAACTGTAGCACTGGTAAGGAAACTAGAACTCCATTTAGTAAGAGCACCTGGGTTACCACTAATAATATCCATAAGTGGTTCAAGACCAGACAAAGCTGTCTTGTCAGTAATAGCAGAACTAAGTACAAAACCTAACTTACGGAATTGCTCACCAATCTCATTAGATGCGAGACTATCAAAGTTATCAATAATATCAACTGACAAAGACAGCCAAGTTGTAATAGGACCAAGGTTATCGTAACTTACCCATTGACCACCAGGTAGTCTAATAGAACGAGGTTTCCAATCTTGATTCCTACGTGCAGCTTGCTTCTGCTTGTCATAAAGACCGTTACCAGTAATGTTATCGTTAAGCGCAGCATAGACTGCACCGCTAACCATTAAAGCACCTAAGGCTTTACGACCCTTAAGATCAGCACGAATCTCTTCGTACTTAGCACGTACAGTGTTAGGGGTTACTTCAATACCTTTAGCTGCTAACAATTGTTCAACGTCTTGATAAGGCATTTCTTCAAACGGCAACTTAAAGGTATTCATGTCCTTAACAAACAAACCCAATGGGTTGTAAGAAGCTGACATTGCCAGTTCATTTAGAGGTGTTTTAGTAAACAACAGAAATGGTCGAAGAACAGGGGCACGCCTGATAAGTTGAGATACAGTATCTGTAGCTGCGTTATCAAGGTTAAGTGCAATTTCACCAGCAGATTTGCTAACAGCTTCGTCTGTAATTAGACCAGTGTTATCAAACATTTTGTTGTAAACTTTTTGTGACAACTCACCAGCCTTTTCTGCATCAAACTCCAGTAAACCACCTTTGGTAATGTCGTCATATGCACGACCACGGGCTTCAGCAAAGCCAACCATTGATTGTGTAAATCCATCCAAAGCTTGCATAGAACGTTGCCCAAACCGCAGCCAGGGGTGATTAGCAAGGTCTTGCATGTTGTTTACCATTTCAGCAAACACTTGTGGACCATAATCACCTTGTGCAGCTTTAGCGTCAGCAAACGAGTTAATAAGCTCTAGCTGCCTGGAAGGCATACCGTAGTCTTCACGTAGTGCAACTACTTCAGGATCAAAACCAGACCGCTTGAACACTTGCTTCATGTAACTAAACGAACCTTGTAATGCATCACCAAATGCACTGTATTGATACCAACCTCTACGTACAGTAGCCATATCACCGTTAAGCATACCACCTACCATGCCACGCAATGGTCGCTCAATAATTTGAGCACCAGCAGACAAGCCTGCTTTGATTGGTGTACCAAAAGCACTTAGTGTAGCGTTGTACATATTTGAGTAGAAACCCTTAAGCACAACAGAGGGGATCTCAGGGTTAAGGTCGATAAACGCTTTTCTAAGAATACCAGTAGATTCTTTCAGATACCGGTTCATCTTAGTAATAGTATCTACATTACCGTCTGTCAATTCATAAGCAAGCATCAAAGGACGAAGCATTTCAGGTTGTTCAGCTCCGATTTCACGCAAGTTATCAACAGTAAATTTAGCTTCTTCTTTGATCTTAGTTAGAGCTGCTGCAGTTTCATCCTCTGCACCTTTAATAGAAGCTTGGATACGGTTTGCTTCTGCAGTAGTAATAGAATCTGCATCAGACTTAGACAGCTTATTGAACAAACCAAACATGCTCTTAAACCGTTTGTCGGAATAAGCAGTCATGTTCTTTTGTACCATTAAGAACTCCATACGATCAAGGATCTGTTCTTGTGCACGTTCAATAGCAGGTGTACCTTCAGTAAGGCGTAAACCTTGTGCCATGTCTGAGATCTGTCCAGCAAAAGAAGTACCTACGTACGCTTGTGCACGCATGTAATCCATGTTAACAAAATCATCCATGTACTTATTTAAAGCACCTACAACACCCTTGTAAGCTGTCTCAGATAGCACAGAGACATTAGTAGTCTGATTGAGTCGCTGGTATCCAGTAAGACTTGTACGTAGTTGATCTACGTTTTGTTCGTAGAACTGTGCAGCCAAGCGTTCACCAGCATCTTTAATCTGTTCACTACTAACTTCTTTACCTGTTGCAGTACGGTAGCCGTATTCATCAGCTTCAGTTAAAACATCAGCAAGACCCTTCTGTACTGCTTGTTGGTTTTCAATACCCTCAAGGCTAAACTTAAGAGCACCCTCAGATACTGAGTTACCAATACGACCATATACAGTATCAATGTCACCAGCAA